GTTGGTGGAGGATTTCAACGCAGGCCCGAAAGCCTTCTGTGCCTTGACCAACGATGATGCGATCTGTTTCATATGTCCCTCGATATTTCTGCCACTTGGTTAGGTATTGTTCCTGTTCGCTCGGTGGTGTCCACCCGAATCGTCGCCACGTTTGCTGCACATCTGTAGCGACGCCGGGAGTCCACTTGAAGTCTAAATCCGTGAGATGAGTTGCCAAACAAGGTCTCCTATCGTTGAGGTTGAACCGATACTCCAATCGACTGCTGTGATGCCGAGGACTACTCCTGCTGCGATGATTGCGAGGTGTTTCATTTGCAAGCCTTGTATGCGAGTTTGGAGGACTGCTTCCAGGTGTCGAACTGCTTCTCTGCCAGTTCCTGAATGCGCTGCTTGAGCCATGCTTTTGCATCCTCACCGTTCCAGAGCATCTCGATCACTTGGTCGGTGGTGATGTCGGTATCGCGGTCTAGGTCAACCCAGACCCAGAGGATTTCTTTTGCTGTTGCTGAGTCAAGCCAGCAAGCAATCTCGTCGCTCTCCCACTCTTGCTGACGCTCGAGACTGTCGTTGTAGTTGTCCTCACGAATCCAGTACAGGTCGATTCCAAAGTCGCTCATGTTGTCCTCGGTTGTTGTTTGTTGACGGTGAAAGAATAGTACAGTAGACTTCATCCCGAGGTCAAGCAAAGCGTTCCATTTTTTACAACTTTTACAATTTGAGGTTGCGATGACACCGAATGACGCGATCAACCTAGCCGCTGCCCTGGTGGGCACGAAGGGACGGTTGTGTGAGCAGTTGCAGGTCAGCAAACAAGCAATAAACGGGTGGAAAACGAGAGGGGTGCCGATCAAGCGAGCTTTGCAGATTCAGGAGTTGACGGGAGGGGTGGTCAAGCTGGGAGACTTGTGTCCGCAGTACGCCAACATCGATGTGCAGATCGAAAATGTCTAGCCTGACTGCTAGGTCGAAGGCTCTCTATGTCTCGCATGGCTATCAGGTTGCACTGGTCGAGCATTACAACAGCTTCACAAAGCGCAAGCACGACCTCTGGGGCTGCATTGATCTGCTTGCAATCGGTCACGGCGAGACGGTAGCAATCCAGGTGACTAGCAAGGGTCATCTCTCAGAACGTCGGCACAAGATCGAGGAGGCCGAGGCTTACCCTGAGATGATTCGTTCAGGGTGGCGGGTGGTGCTGCATGGGTGGTTCAAGGAAGGCAACCGTTGGCAGTTGAAAGAGGTTGAACTGTGATTGAAAAGATTGGGGATGCAACTCTTTATCTAGGCGACTGCCGGGAGTTACTGCCGTACCTGCCAGCCGTGGATGCGGTCATCACCGACCCGCCCTATGGGATCAACATCACCAAAAGCAACCGGCTGGCGGTTAGTCGCGGCATGGGCGGCGACAACTGGGACGAAGCGCCACCGGATGTCGCCACCATCAAGGCCGTCTGTGACGCTGGCGACAAGGCGATCCTGTGGGGCGGCAACTACTTCGGCCTGCCGCCAGCCCGCTGCTTTCTGATCTGGGACAAGCAGAACGAGGGCAGGGACTTTGCCGACATTGAGTTCGCTTGGACGAACATCGATGCGGTCGCCCGGATCTTCAGGCAGCGCCCGATGAACATGGACGGCGGCAAGGTGCATCCCACCCAGAAGCCGCTGCGCCTGATGCAATGGTGCATCGACCAAGCGGGCAACCCACAGACGATCCTTGACCCTTTTATGGGATCAGGAACGACAGGCGTGGCGGCAATTCAGATGGGCCGTCAGTTCATCGGTATAGAACGTGAAAAAAAATATTTCGACATTGCGTGCGAGCGCATCGCTAACGCATACGCACAGCCATCACTGATCGAAACAACACCACAACCTAAACCAGAACAATCAACACTTCTATAACCATGATCTACACACTAGCCAACGACACCGCCCGTAAACGCGCATTGCAAGCCGTATCAGCCGCTAAACCGGGTTGGGTGGTATCCATCCAGCCACCCAACAGAACAAGCGCTCAGAACTCGTTCTATTGGGCCACACTATCAGCGATCAGCGAGCAGATACGTCCGCAGGGTCAGGCGCACGATCAGGATGTCTGGCACGCTTACTTCAAGACTCGCTATCTTCCTGGGAGGATGTTGGAGTTGCCCAACGGTCAGGTGATGGAGGCAGAGCCGACGACTACAGGGCTTACAAAGGCACAGTTTTCCGACTACGTTGAGCAGGTACTGGCATGGGCGATCAATCACGGGTTGACGCAGACGGACGAGATGTCTGTTTTGCGTGCGGCGAACGACACGACAACGCAAGACTCGTCACTCTCCCTGATGGCGCCGTAGTCGGACTACAGTCACGAGAGTACGCATTGCACTGCGAGGCTGTCACTGTCCTTAGGTGGCCGATCAAAAAGCGCCGAGAGCATCTGGAGCAGGTTGAGAAGGCCAGAGGGATGCCAGCAAGGCGGGAACTAGAGGAGGAGATGAAGCGATGTTTCGCAGCAAAGCGTGGTTGAAGGCTGTTGCCTCTCTATCCTGCCAGCGATGTGGTCTGGACGGTCAGACACAAGCTGCTCATGCCAACTGGTCACACTACGGCAAGGGCCTGGGGATGAAGGCACACGATTGCTTCGTGGCAGCACTCTGTCAGCACTGTCACTTTGCCATCGACCAGGGGTCGAAGATGACAGGAGAGGAGCGGCGGGAGGCGTGGGAGGATGCGTTCCGCAAGACGTTGGTTGCTCTGTGCGAGGCTGGCAGGATTCGCGTGTAAGGTTGGTGTAAGGCTTTACAGGCACCATTTGTTTTCGTATGATGGCTCGACGCTGTGAGAGGCGCATAGGTCGGGTCTAAGCAGTCTCCATCGGGGACGGTCTCAGACCCGTTCATCACCCGTCAGGGTGGCCCGACCCGGAATTCTCACTCTGGGATCGTCCACCGCTGGAGATTGTTGTGCATCTGTTTATGTTCCATCTGGGCGACTATTACGCGCACACAGCGCATTTGTCGCCTATGGAGGACTTAGCTTACAGGCGAATCATCGACCTGTACTACCTCCATGAACAACCACCGTCCGGAACACCGGAACAAATCGCTCGCCAGATCAGGATGCGTGACCAATCAAAGGCTGTCACGCAAGTTCTCTATGAGTTTTTCACAGAGGAGGTGGGTGATCCTGTGGATAACTCTACCCAAGTGTGGCGTCACAAACGCTGCGACAAGGAAATTGAGCGTTATCAAGCGGTTAAGGACGGTGGGAAGAAAGGGGCGGCTAAGAGGTGGGCAAAGGGAGGGGATAGCCAGCCTATAGCCCCCCTATCGCCACCCTACGCACCCCCTAATGCTAACCAAGAACCAGTAACCATTAACCATAAAAAGAATAGTGCATCGCGTGGCACGCGACTGCCTACAGACTTTGAGTTCCCCGATGATTGGTTTGACTTCTGCAAGCAGGAGCGTCCAGACCTAAAGCCGGTAGAGGTATTCGCTACCTTCCGCGATTACTGGATCGCTCAGCCTGGGAGCAAGGGCGTCAAGGCTGACTGGACAGCAACGTGGCGCAACTGGGTGCGAAACCAGAAAACCATTCAACAGTCTGGTTGGTTGGAGCGCAAGGAGCGTGCTGACGCTGCCCTACGAGTGATGACGGGCCGACAGCAAAGCATCAGTGGTGACTTTATCGACGTAATCGAGGACAAAGATGATCCCTTCCGACTTTCCTTTGGCGGCAAGACTGTTTGAGCGTCTGACGATCATTTACGGATCTCAGAAGGTCAAATCCATGTACGACCACGATGACAACGCCATCATGCCAGCGATGGAAGCCTGGAACCTCATGCTACAAGCCCAGAAGCCAGAGGTGGTTCGCAAGGTGCTGGATTCGCTCCTCCGTACCCCAAGAGAATGGCCCCCAAACCTGTCTGAGTTCACAGGGCTATGTCGAGACTTCGACCGAGTAGAGCACAGAACCTATGACGCCCTGCCAGCCCCGAAGGTTCAGACAGATGTTGGTCGGGCTGCATTGGCAGAGATGAAAGCAAGACTACGCGTTTCCACCAATACCAAACTATGACAGACGAGCAGAAAATAGTGGATGCGCTGATAGCAGACTGCAAGGAAATAACGGAGTACCACCTTGCTGGCTATCGGTTCAAGTGGAACGGGAAGCAGGTGATCCGCAGGACGATGGCAGCTAGGTTGGAGAGGCTTACGTTTGCTGGGTTCGGGGATCGGTTCCCGGTAATCATCAACGACAACCGGAAAACAAAATGAGTCTGTGTCCTGTATGCGGATCGTGGCAGAGCAAGGTTAAGGAGAGCCGCCGAGACACTCGATACGGATGGAAGTGGCGACTACGCGACTGTTCTAACTGCGAGCACAGGTGGTCAACGTACGAGGTGCCAGCCACCTCCGTCAGTGTTGACGGTGATGGCAATCCAGATGGAAGGTTGGAGCGATGAACCAAAACGAAATCTTGAAGATCGCTGCTGAGGCCGGAGCGTTCTGGGAGCTGTCGGAGACGCCAGAAAAGGATCTTGCCTTTCTGATGCGCTTCGCAGCCCTTGTCGCCGCAGCCGAGCGTCAGGCGTGTGCTCAGATTGCCTTTAATGCCAAGACATACGTCAAAGCTTTCGACGCCATCCGAGCACGAGGTGAGAAATGACCGAAGCCTTCTTCATCGGCTGGGCCGTTGGCATTTTGCTTGGCTATGTGATCTGGGCACCGGAGACGCGGTTCAAACGGAACTTTGTTGACGGTCTAACACTGCGGTTTTTGTGGAGGCGGAGATGAGCATCGAAGCAATGAAGCAGGCATTGGAAGTGTTGGAGCAAATTAACCAGCTCAGCATTGGCGAAAATGCTATTGCTCTGCCGGGTGAGATCGACGCAGCGATGGACAACCTCCGCGCTGCCATCGAGCAGGCTGACACCGCACCGCGCCAATGGGTCGAACTGACGGACGACGAAGCGCGTGCGCTGGTTAATCGAGTGACGTTCGGCGATAGAACCAACTGGCAGGCGCTGGTTTATAAGGTCGATGCAAAGCTAAAGGAGAAGAATGCGTAAAGACCCGATCACTGTCGATCAGATTGCAGGACGGATGATAGAACTCGTCCAGCAGCGCAACAGTCTGTCGAGAGATGACCTGGAGTATGTCGTTGAGACAATCGCAAAGCTGAAGGACGAGCGTCTCAAGTCTTGTATTGCAGAACTGATCGGGTGGGGTGACGATGAACGTGCTGAAGTCGAAACCTTCGTTGCAATCGCAATCGAGGTCATGAAGCGAACGAACGTATCAAAACTGAGAGAGTGTGCAAGGATCGTTGAACTGAGGTACTTAAGCCATGACTTGCAAAAATGATTTCAGACTTGTCGATCAATTAATCACTGAGCATTCTGTTGTCGAACTTTATGTTTGTTTTCACTGCGGGGCTGAACGGTTTCGCGCACTATCGGGGAGGTTCTGTGGAGTCGAGGCTACACAATTGGGCAGCATGGAAGCGGAAAGAGCCGCTAGCAGATCAGACAGACGCGAAGATCGTTGATGCTGTCGTCCAGAAACTAGGGCCAGACGACAGGGCAGCCATCAACGCTGTCTATGTCTCCCATCCCTACCAGTCGATCTACTACGTATCGGCTGAAATCTCTACCCCGCCAAGCTGGATCAACAGAGCAATCGAAAAGGCCAAACGTGGACTCACAACCTGAAGCCCGACTATTAGCCGCTGTCGTATCTCTGGCGATTCGAGACATGACGCACCGTC